TAAAACAATATATAAAACGTTTTCCGGGGATTCGTGGAGCCTTAATGTAGTTATAGATTATGACGGCAGCGGTGCTCCGACAACCAATATTAATGAGGTATCGGTAGAAGTTACTTACGGCGCTGGTGTCGCAAATAGCGCTGCCGACGGTGTGACAATGACGCTAAGTGGCAACACCAGCGCGGAAACCGTCATCGGCCGGTCGGTTGCCGTGGACATGACCGGGTATGCCGATGATGCCTCCGGCACCTATACCGGCACCGCCAATGCCCTTATCCAGCAGCCAAATCATGTATTCAAACACATCTGGACCGCACTGTGCGGCGGCACGGCAGGTGATTTTGATGATGATACCGGCACGTTCTTTTCAACAAATAGTTACGTGTTTTCGGTGCTCATCAACCAGGTGGTGCAGGCCGAAACCCTGCTTATGCGCCTGGCCCTGCAATGCCGGAGCCGGTTTTTTGTATCCCCCTACGGCACGGCCAGGATGGTGGTCCGGCAGCTCGGCCAGACCAGCGGCCACAGCATCGCAGCAAGCGAAATCAAGGAAGGATCTGTGTCTATTTCCAGGATGGCCACCACGGACCTGATCAATTATTTTAATATCTATTTTGACAAGGACCATTCCCAAACCGGCAATTATGCGGACAACTATGCCGGGGCAAAACTGCTTTCCGATGCCACATCCATCAGCCGTTATGGTAAACGGACGTTTTCCGGACAAAGCAATCTGTTTTGTTTTGACGCGGTGACGGATGCGACAATGGCGGCCCATGTGGGGGCGTTTTTACTGGATTTTCACAAGATCGCCCGGCGGATACCGTGTTTTGCCGTGTTCCTGGATAATATGGAAATCGAGCCGGCGGACATCATCGATATTACCCACAGCCTGGACAGCATGAGCGCCTTTACCGTGGAGGTGCAAAAAATTCTCCACCGCATCGGATCGGCACGGCAAAACATCATCGACCATATCGAAATTGTCGCCATCGAAAATTAGGCGCAAAAGGAGTATTTATGCGGGGCATGCCAAGCAAAATAGCTACCAGGGACGATATTTTTAATATAGCCATGGACCTGGACCCGGAGACGGCACAGACGTTTATTGACGGCTTGACAACAGCAGACCTCCGGCGGGTGAAGATGACCACCGAAGATTTTTATATCGTGAAATCCAGAGTGGGGGCCGCCCGGTGGGCGCATCGAGTCAAAATCGATAAAGCCCTGGCCCTTGATATGGCTATTGAAAACGCGAAAATGGCGCTGGAATGCGCACGCCGTGAAAAAGTCGATGCCGGCGCGATGCTTAAAAAAACAACGGCAGCTTACAATGCCGCTGCGGCCGTTCTGGCTCGCTTGATACAGACTAAAACAGACACATTCTAAGGGGGATAAAAAAACATGAACACAATCCTTTTCAACACAGCCGGCAGCATCGCCCTGGCGATAGATTATGAGATTCAGGGGGCCTATTCAGACCTGTTTTTGACCAAAGAGGCGGATAAAACCATTCGTATCAATGCTGAATTTTTTGTCCGGGTAGGCGCTGCGATCATTGTTGTGGCCGATGATACGGACTTGACGGTGGCTGATCTGGATGCCGGGGCGGACTTTTCTATCAGCTCTACCTATTATATATATGCGTGTCATCCGTTGTCCGGTTCAACGCCTGTGTTCATGATCTCGGAGAACACAACATACCCTGCCGGCGGGTGGGGTTCAGACACATCCCGGAAAATCGGGGGGTTTGATACGGACGGATCCGGCAATGTGGATGCGGCAACCCTGTGGGATCTGCGAACGGTGGCCCTTGACGGCATGGCCAGCAACGTTCATGCATCAGCGCATGAGAGAGGCGGCACCGACGAAATCAACGGAGACCACCTGGACATCGATTTTACACCGACGTATTACACGCCTGACACATCAATCGCAGAGGCCTCCACAATAGCAGATCTGGCGGCCCACCTGGCCGGTATCGATAATATCATCGGTCCCGATGTGTATGGCGTGTCCTGGGATGAGGATGCGGATGCGGATACATATGTTCGTACCGGAAAACTGGCATCTGAAGCGTGTGGTGTCAGTCCAGGGAACGCAAAGCTGCCGATTCATAAGCTGATTCGGCGGTGTGTTTTAAACGATGACGGCACCGTAAATTATTACCTGGATCCCAATGACAGCACGCTGAAAGCAGATGGCGTAACGGCTTCTGTTCTGGACGGCACAGACGGCCAGGTGATGGTCGAAATCCCGAAATTCTATTACCGGTATAGTTATGCCGGGACTGTGCATACATGGGATATCAGCCGTACTCAATTGTCCGGATTCAGCCTGCACCCGGCATTTTCCAAGGGCGGAACAACGCTTGATCATAAATATGTGGGGGCCTATGAAGCATACAAGGAGGGTACTGCTGTGCTCAGCAGTGAGTCCGGCCTGACTCCGGCAGTTACTGCCACACGGGCTGCATTTAGAGGATACGCCGCTGCCAGGGGCACCGGATGGCACCAACTGGATTTTTATACCGCATCAATGACACAGCTGCTGTATCTCATCGAATATGCTGATCTCGACTCCCAGGCCATGATCGGTGAAGGCAATACAAAATATGCGGCCTGGCCCGGATCTCCGCCGAGTGTAACGGGCCTCTCAAACGGAGACGGCAACGGCACCGGAAATAAAAGCACTGCCGGCGGTGCTGCCGGTGACTACATGGTTTATAGGGGCATTGAGAACATATATGGTCACATACACAAATGGGTTGATGGTATTAATGTCAACGACAACGTGCCCTATGTGTGCCAGAACCCGGATGATTTTGCAGATGATACCGTGACCGGCTATACGGATCTGGGTGTAACCCTGGCAGCGGCCGATGGGTATGGTAACACCCTGGCTGCCATCTCTGCCGGGTTTTTGCCGGTTACTGTCGGCGCCGGCAGTAACACAAAGCTGTGTGATTATTACTATCAAGCTGCGGGTTGGCTGGTGGCCCATTTGGGCGGGACTGCGAATGGCGGGCTTGGGGCGGGCGCGTTTTGCTGGAATCTGGATAGCGCTTCCTCGGGTTCGTATTCGAATGTCGGCGGGCGGCTCTGCTTTTAAAACGGCAAACGATGGAAACGCAACACGCATGGATTTTTTGGGGGTATTACGGGTTGGCAGGTGGCCCATTTGGGCGGGAATGCGAATAACGGGCTTAAAGCGGGCGCGTTTTACTGGAATCTGAATAACGATTCCTCGAATTCGAATTCGAATGTCGGCAGGCGGCAATGCTTATTTATAACGATCTGGCCTGAAAATTACATAATCCCCCATGCCGCTTGGCAAAACACAAAGCAATGCCCCATCGGTGCTGGTAGGGAGACCGAACGCTCCGGGGTGAAATAAGCAGATATGAAAAGAATCAGAGACATCTTTGAAACGCTATGCAGCATTGAAAATATAGCAATGGCGCATCAAAACGCCCGTAAAGGGAAAGCACATTACCGAGAGGTAAAAAAAGTAGACGCGAATCCTGAAAAATATTTTACGGCACTGCATGATATGCTGAGACAGAAAGCCTTTGATACCTCTCCGTACGTAGCAATGGTGAGGACTGAGTCCGGGAAAAGACGGGAAATATTAAAATTGCCGTATTTCCCGGATCGCATTGTCCATCACTGCATCGTGCAGGTATTAAGCCCGGGTTGGTATAAAAATTTAATTAGAGATACTTATGCATGTATCCCTAAAAGAGGGATCCATGATGGTGTCAACCGTATCCGCCAGGCCCTGCGTGATCAACCCGGGACCCGATATTGCTTAAAAATGGACGCTAAAAAGTTTTATCCTTCCATTGACCAGGACATACTGAAAGTGATCATCCGAAAAAAGATAAAAGACCCTGATGTATTGGCGTTAATTGACGGTATTATCGATAGCACAGCGGCCGGCGTGCCCATCGGCAACTATTTGAGCCAATTTTTCGGGAATTTGTATTTAAGCGGATATGACCATTGGATGAAGGAATGCCATCAGTGCAAATATTACTTTCGGTATTGCGATGATGTCGTAATTTTAGACCCTTCAAAGGCCAGGTTGCATGATTTGCGTAGAGAAACAGATACATATTGGAGTAACCGGCTGAAGTTGACGGTGAAAAAAAACTGGCAGGTGTTCCCGATTGACACCAGGGGGATTGATTTCTTGGGATATCGGTTCTTCCACGGATACATATTGCTGAGGAAATCAACGGCTAAAAATTTTAAAAGGAAAATGCGCTTATTGAAACGGCATTGGCGTAAAATGCCGCCTGTGTCTGTCCTGAGTACAGTAATGAGTTATGAAGGGTGGCTAAGACCGGCAAATTGCCTGAATCTGAAAAAAAGCCACATTGACAACGAAATAAAGGATATCGTCTCTGACGTAAGCCGCAAAATGAACATTAATAACCCATTGTGGAGGTGTGTACTATGATCTCAGAAAGTAATAAAAAATTACCGAGTTTAGGTAACTCAAGGGGTAAAATTATATTCCGATATGATTTTGTAGAAGTTGAAAAGAAAAATGACCTTGGTGACGATGAAAAACACTATCGTTGTAACGAGGTATGGATTGACCCACCGGTTGAGCGAGGTCGATTGATAGATGCCGTTGTTTCGAGCCGATATTCAAAATCATCCGAAATCGCCATGATTAACAATAAGATCTCCGCCGTTAAAGGGGCCGCCGCGGAATACAAAACGTATCAGGCATGGCGCGCCAAAGTAAAGGCAATGGTGGACGAGGCGATTAAATGACAGCCCCGGCTATCGATATAAGGTCGCAACGGAAACTGCGGTTTTCTGATTTTGCCGATGAGCCGGAAGTCTTGGACGGCGATAAGATCCCGATAGAAAGGGTATTAAACAAGGAGATTGAAATTATTGGGTACAGAGTCACATCCAGTAAATACCCGAAAAACAAAAGTGGAAAATGCCTGACATTGCAATTTATCGCCGATGACGGTGAAAGGCATATTCTGTTTACGGGTTCAGATGTTTTGATAGAGCAGACGGAACGTTACGGAGAAAAGATACCCTTTATTGCAGTAATAAAAAAAGTGAATAAATATTACACGCTATCATAAACCGGCGAACAAGGTGGTCGATTATGGCCATATGGCACAAAAGGGCAGTTTGTTCCAACCATCAGTGTTTTAAAAACGACATCATCAAACTTAGTTTGATGGTATCAAACTAAAAAAATGGGCTGTTTATGTCATTTCTTGACAATAAATTTAGCGCCGCTCTATACAAACGTATCGGCGATATCGTAGAGTTTAGTGTCTGCAATATAGATATCATCGGCACTGAAGTATAAAAA